CACGTTAGCTAAGGGAGTATTTGTAATCTCTGACAAGAACAAATCACCGCCTTGACTATGTGTAATGGTAACAGCACCGCTAGAAATCACATTAGCTGTAACATAAGGAATATCAGCTGCTATTATAGCATTGACTAAACCGGCTGGAGTTGCTGTAGTAACGGTAATATTATAATCTGTTAGAGTAGCCAAAGATAAGTTGGCTCTTGTAGTAATTCTAAATTGATCTCCGTTAGATGGATTACCTATATTTGCTGTAACTTTAGCACCAGTGGCAACCATAGCACCACTATTTTTTCTGTAGTAAGGTTCGGTGCTTAGTATCGGCGCAGTATTAGCTGCTGTAGTTTCTGCTAAGTAATCTATAAACACAGTGTTAACTGGAATGTTTATACCGCCACCTGTAGGATCATTACCAAAAGTAGCATTTGCTACAGTGTTGTATGAACCAACTGTTTTAAGATCCCATGTTAATGTTGTGCTATTATATTGACTGATAATTGGATTTAAGCCAGCACCAAGTATACTAGATTTTTGCCACACACTACCAGTAGGTCTTCCTTCTTTATTAGCTAAATTTCCGCCCCAACTTGGATTTTGATTATAAGGACCTACAAAAGTTGCTGCTCCGTAATATTGACCAGGGGTAATTCCTAGTTGTGTCAATGTAGTGCCGCTGGTATCAGATATGCTTGCAGTAGCATTGCTGCGACTATTAGCTAAAATTGCAATCGCCAGCTGACCAGTACTAGTAACAAAACTTCTTACATTTCCAGTGATATTAGCATCAATATTTGCGCTGATATTAGCAATGGTGTCGTTAAGTGCAACTGTTATAGCTACACCATTAATAGTAATTGTTCCAGCACTATTAGCAGCAAATGTGCTGTTGATTGCTGTGCTTAAAATTGCAGCAGTATTTTGTTGCCAGCCTACATTACCAACTTGATTCCATTTGTTGGTTCTATCTTTTTTGAATATTTTCTGATGTCCATCTGCATCTATTAGATTTATTGCATATGTACCTATTGCACCTATGTTGGCCAAAGGCACTGTATTACCTGCTGTCAGAAAGGCACTGTCATTAATGATGGTTACTGATTTGTTAGTAAATGCACTAACTACAGCATCCCACTCATATATACCCCAAGATGAAGTAGTAGCATTTAACCAAAATGCTCCGTTATTAGGATTTTTCAAAGGTCTTGTGGTTGTACCTGTAAGAGCGGATAAATCAACATCTGCTCTTTGCACATACATATTATTGCTTACGCCTAAAGCACTGTAAGCTGCCAGCAATCCATATTCATTTAATTCGTCACCATTTAAAGGTGCACCACTGGCTGTTGTACTAAACAACGGTGTACCAAAAGTTGTAACTAATTCTCTTTGACTGGTTATATTATAAACTTTACCAGCATTTTCTGCTAGAGTTCCTGCTGCATACGCAGTTCCGCCTGGTGCTACTTTATTTTGTGCTGTAGCAACTAGAAGATATGCAGTGCTGCCTGTTGACGAAGGAGTATAGTTACTCTGATCAACTACTGTTACTTGTACGCCTGGACTTACTAATGCCATGGTTCACTTCCTCATAAACTTGTAAAATATTTATCGAAGTTTAGGAAAAATGCCTAGTTGAATGCCCTTAATTAAGGTTTGTGTTGTTTTTTAGTGTAAATAAAAGTATGCGAACAACTTGTCCCGTCTGTCAACAAAGACCTGTAGCTATTAACAGGCATTTAGGCACAAAAACTTATTATAGAAAACTATGTGATGTTTGTAACAGAGCAGGTAAAAAATATAAACCAGTGCCTTTGTGGTTTAGGGCTGGTTATCGTAAAAAAACTATCTGTGAGCGCTGTGGGTACAAGGCAAAATATTTAGATAAACAAATGTCTGTTTATCATGTCGATGGAAACTTAAAAAATGTCTCTACACAAAACCTAAAGACAGTGTGCTTGAATTGTAGAGTTGAAATAATTCATAGCAAACTGCTATGGCGAGAAAGTACAATTATACCAGATTTTTAAGTTCCTCATATAAATCTTCAATCGAACCATTGTTGTTAACAGTAAAATCAAAACTTGTACTAGCCCAACTGTATTCACTGACATGAATATTAGGATATACTCTTTTCATTTCTGAAGGTGCTATTCTAGCGAACTGAAACCAATCAGGATCGGGGCCACGAACAATTCGTATTACTCTACCACCTGCCCTGCGAATACTATTAATTTCATTGGGAAATCTACAGTCAGAAATAACAACACTGTCTTTGGTTTTATTAAGTTTGTTTTCTAAACTTGCAATCCAAATATCATCATGAAAGCCGCGGCGACAAATTTCTGTGCCCCATTGCTGTAGCACAAACCTTGGTGTAAGATCTGGAATGTTTAATCTCTGACTCCACCATGGATCTATTTGTTCGCGCCATTCGCGAGCAGTTTTAGTTCTTCCTTCTAAAAGTTCACGATCCCATCCAAATACTGCTGCTACAGCATCTTTCAATGTGTTAGCAAAGCTTTCTCTTTTAAAACCGTGAAAATTGCAAAGATAATCAGCGGCTGTGTCTTTGCCGCTACCGATTAAGCCACAAAATCCTATAATCATGTGCTGATTATATATTAACCAGTTACCCATGTCAATGGGGTAGAACCATCAACATATCGTTTTAAATCTTCTTCTAGCTGTGCCATTTCGGCTTGTGCTTCTTGCAATAAAGCAGCACCATTTAGCTGTGTTCCGCCTTGTGGTCCAGCAACCGTGCTAAATTTTCCCCTAGCTTGTCCTAAAATACTTTTGGCAAAAGCCAGTGCATATTCCTGTAACCAAGGGTAAACCTGTGGATCACTTAATAACATGCTGTCGGGTTTTTGATTGTAACACCATAATAAAACAGATTCTAAAGCATTTCCATCATAAAATGGCTCAGGAATAAAAAATTGACTGTTGGTCAAATTGTTGCCAGTGACTGTATTTGCAGCAAGTGTTTGATTTGAAGTTACAGTAATACTGGTTGCTGTACCATTAACACTAGCAATACGATACTGACTGTCGTACCCACGAACACCCGAATTTTGAATATAAATGCTGTCTCCCACAGCTAAGTTGCTTTGAAAGCTAGTAGTTGCTGTTGGTAAAGTAATAGTTATGGTAGAATTAGCTGTTAAACCCGAAGATGTAATGGCAGTGGGCTTTACAATTGTACCGCCGTCATAAGGTATTTTTCTCACTAATGTAAGCTTTTTAGTGACTCTATTCCAAGTAAAGTTTATATAGCCACCAAACATTTTCATTGCTAGTTCTTGATAAGCAGTAAACAATTCATAGTTTAAAAGACCACCTACACGGCCAGCTACCAACATATAAGTGTTCAAATAACCGCTGGCAAAAGGTTCAAATTGACTAGCTGTAGTGCCTGTTGTAGATCCTATACCTCTACGAAATATTTGTCGGACTTCTTGTATGTATTTGGGCAAAATATATTCCTGCACATTAGGAATAAGATCTAAAAAGATATAGCTTTCTTCAACGCTGTTTTGCGCTTTTTGCCTGTATTTTGTCAACGCCTGTTTTATAGCTAAGTCGTAATGTTCTTTGTCTAATTCTACATCTACAATTTGATCGCCTAAACGCAAACGAATATAATCAATCATATCGTTGCGTAGCTGATTCAATGTTTGAATCTGCTCGTTGGCAGCAATGGCGCTGTCTTGGCTAATAAAGCCTGCACTGCCTAGATTTTTTGTTCTTACACTAAAGTCTGGTTTTAAATCTGGTACAATTACTGTATTGTCTGCCATAGAAAAAGTCCTGTTAACCTTATTTAGCTGACAGGACTAGGACTTTACTGAGTCTTAAGTAGCAGTATATCTGCATTAATTCTGCCGTTCAACTTTGTATCTGTAGCACGGATTTCTTCAAGAAACTTACGCAATTGCACTTTGCCGGCCCGAGCAAATTCTTTCAACTGTTCGCTGGGCTTGCGCAGAGTTTTGCAGACACTTTTATCGACATCAAAATTAATTATGGTTGTGCCTTTAACATTAAGAGTTTGATATGCGGCTGCAACATACTTGCCCAGTTTACGAGTTTTACTGTTATAGACCCACAGTTCAGACGCACCTATAATTTCAACAGGATTAACGCTGACAATTTTATGTTCTTTGTTTTCTTTGGCATATTTGAGTTTTGCTACTAGTTTTTCTTTACTAGGCGCTTTTTTAACCCTAGCCTTTTTAACAGCTTTTTTAACTGTTTTGTACTGCTCAACAGCTTCCAACAGTTGACTTATCCATGTGAGACGCCGTTTGAAATCGCCGGCTTTATAATGACTATAAGCTTCTTTTAATTGAGCGTCAGTTTTATTTTGTGCAAGCTCTAGTTCTTGTTTTCTTTTACTAAACAATTCAATGTACTTGTTAAGCTGACTTTGTACTACATTGTTACCAGTAAACCAATCATAAGGCTTAAAAGATTCTTGATCGTCATATTTACCTTCTAGTTCACCAATCAATTCCGTTGTTTTTTCTGCCAGTCGATCCTGAATAGTAGGTTTATAAATTTCCATTGTTTTTGTTTCAACTTGCACTTCGGGTTCCGGTTCTGCAGTTTTAATAGACTGTAAAATACACTGATCCAAAAATTCAATGTGCTGCGGACGCAATGGCATGCCCGCACGATGAGCCATTATTAAACTACAGGCAGTCATTGGGATGCTGCGATCGCTGGCTCGTTCAAAACAGCGGATTTCGTTCTTGTCAAATTCACTGGTAGATTTCATCCATTCTACCACATATTTTTTAGTGTCTTTTTGATTGTAATAATAATTGTAGTAATAAAAACTTTTACGCAAAAAATGGTCAAATTTATCCTGCGGCCAATCTTTAGCTTCTTCGGGCCATTGCGGTTCTGGTCCTGTGTATTTTTCGTCCAAAAAAAGCCCACCTCGAGGTTTACTGACTTTGGTTTTAATTTTTACACCAGCTACAACCGCCATATGAAATCCTTACTTTGTAAAAGTCGTTTATTATAATAGAATTTTGGATTAAAGTCAATTACGAAATCAGCCTGCTGAACACTAGCCATTGGTCAAAAGTGTTTACCGCTTGTTCAAATTGTTGTACTAATTTACGAAGCTTCTCACTTTCCATTTTTCTTCTGCGACATTCTACCATTTCATTGGTGATTTCGAAATGTATATTTTCGCAGCTTTTGTATAATTTGATTAAATCATTACGATGATGAAAGTTTTTAGTGGCTTTGATTTCACGAGCCATTCTATCAAAAACTTCAGCAATTTCATCCATGTGACTATTATATTGTCTTTGGTATTTACTGTCAATTTAGGTAAATAAAAATGTAGTTCGCGGATCTGGACAATCCCAACTACTCTAACGCTTTAGGGAGCAATCAGCAATGTTATTTATAGATAACAAATATACCACCTGGTATTACCAAATTATAAATCGAGCACTTACACGAGAAGAATTACACGGGTATAGCGAAGCTCATCATATCGTACCAAAAAGCTTAGGTGGATCAAACAATAAAATTAATTTAGTGAGGCTAACTGCTCGAGAACATTTCATTTGTCATTGGCTCTTAATTAAGATGGTGGAGGGAATTTCTCGCCAAAAAATGGCATTTGCTTTACACTCTATGTTACACTTAAATTTAGATCGACGATATACTAACTCGGTGGCATACGAAAACAATAAGATAGAAGTATCTAAAATCAAAAGCATTACCAGAAAGGGGGTCTTAGTCGGTGAGAAAAACTACAATTTTGGGAAAAAGTGGACTGAAGAGCAAAGATCAAAAATGCGCGGGCATACAAGAAATGTGGGAAAGAAAAAGAAACCGCATAGTAGTTATGCTAAAAAATTAATGAGCATTTCGGCCAAATCCCGCTGGACTGAAGAAGCAAGACTTGAACAAAGTATTAAACGGTTAACGAATATGTATCATTTTTTGTGCCCGCATTGCGGCAAAAGCGGTAAAGGTGTATCTAATTATAATCGATGGCACGGCGATAAATGCAAGTCGTTAAACCGCTAAATACTTAATATTTTAAGGATGTTTTAATGACCCGTTTATCGATGTGGAGGGACAATCATAGTCTAGATTATAAATTTTTTGATAAACGAATTTCGGAAGAGTTCACTATTGGTGGTACTGGGATCCTGCTTCACAAGTATTTGGGCCCCCAAGCCAATGGTATGGCCAATGCATATACTTTGACAGCTAATGTTGCAGCAAACACAAGGACTTTAAGTTTTGCAAATGTTACCGTTTTAGAAGTTGGGCAAACTGTGCAGGGCATTAATATAAATGCAAATACTATTGTTACTGCAATCAACGCTTCTTCAAATACTGCTACAATCAGCAGTAATGTCACAGCTTCGATCAGCAGCGGAACACCAATCAATGTTTATTGGAAGGATGCTACTAAACCAAATTATACTAATCAAAGTGTATTAAACATTCAAGACTTATTATTTTTAGAAAATCGTGATAGAAAGTACGATACTAGTGTGTATGTGCTGCGTGGAATTTATACAGTTAGTGACAATGACTGGGATTTGACACAGTTTGGTTTAATGTTAAGCACAGATACAATTGTATTAACTTTTCATTTAAATGATACCGTGGCCATGATAGGACGCAAGCTAATGAGCGGTGATGTAATAGAACTTCAACATAAAAAAGACTATTATCCGTTAAATGCAGACTTACCAGCAGCACTTAAAAGGTTTTATGTAATTCAAGATGTAACATTTGCTGCTGAAGGATTTAGTCAAACTTGGTGGCCTCATTTAATTAGAATAAAAGCCAAACCTTTAGTTAATGCTCAAGAATACAAAGATATACTTGACAATATTGCCAGCAGTGAAACCAGTGATACTCCAATTGGGACCGTAATGACCAATCTTGCAAAATTAGGTGAAATAAACGATGCAATAATTGCTCAGGCACAAATTGATGTACCTTTAAGCGGTACAAACATTGATCCATTGTATAACTTGCCTTTGAATCCTGACGGCAGTCCCGGAGATCCTACAGGGCAATTGGTCACTGACACTAACTTATATGTAAACAGTACGGTAGATTTTCCTGCTCAACCAACCACACCCGACAGTAACATTCCAGCGTATTTAGGAGGAGATGGTATAGCACCAGATGGTTGGCCTATTACTCAAGGTACAAGTTTTCCTACCAATCCCGACATAGGAGATTATGCTCTTAGAACTGATTATATACCTAATAGGTTATTTAGATACGATGGATCAAGATGGATTAAAATTGAAGATAAAAATCGCACAAATCTTACTCCAGGTCCATTGAACAATACACAGCATGGTCGTTTTTACAATGACGCTAGTACATTTACAGACACTGAAGGTCAAGTACAACCAACTCGTCAAAGTCTCAGTAAAGCTCTCACACCCAAGGCGGACAACTAATGGCTTATCAACAATATTTCTATGATGCTCAAATACGCAGATATATTATTCAGTTTATACGAATACTGAGTAATCTGCAGGTAGAATTTGGCAAAGATCGTAACGGTATAACAGCGTTACAGCGTGTGCCTGTAATTTATGGTGACAGCAGCAGACAGGTTTCTTATGTTATTCAGCAGGGCAGCGAAAACTACATGCAAAGCACCCCATGCATGGCTGTATATATCGGTGGTTTAGACTATGATCGAGCAAGAGTTCAAAATCCTACTTACGTAGATAAACTTCATTTAAGAGAAAGGTATTATGATACTAGTACTGGTGAATATGATACCGTGCAAGGCGACACTTTTACTATAGAAAGACTGATGCCAGTGCCTTATAAGTTAACACTTAAAGTGGAAATATGGACCAGTAACACAGAACAAAAATTACAAATTTTAGAACAATTGTGTACACTTTTTAATCCCGCACTAGAAATCCAAAGCACTGACAACTATGTTGATTGGACTAGTATATCTTATATTCTATTGACAGCAGTAAACTGGAGTAGTAAAACAATACCAACAGGTACAGAAACTCCACAGATCGAAACTGCAACTTTGACATTTGAATTACCTATATTCTTAAGTGCTCCTGCACTAGTCAAAAAACTTGGTGTGATTCAAAAAATTATTGCCAACCTATATGATGACAACGGCAACATTAATACAGCAATTTATGACGATGACAATTTAATGAGTCGTCAATATTTTACAGTTTTAAACTATGGAATAATTTTGTTGGAAAATACAGTTAAACTAGTAAAATACAACCAACATGTGGTGGAACAATTTGGCACACAAATTGTAGCAAATGTTATCAGCAATATAAGTTTAGGCAATACTAGAGTAAATTTAGATATAAGTGCAAGCTCAATAACTCCAGGTATGGAAATACGAGGCCTTAGCTACAGGGGTTTAGGCAATATCACAGCAAACACTAACAGTATTATAGTAAATGGTGCCGGCACTAACTTTTTAGATGTACTTAAACCAAATATAGTGTTGTATTCAGCTAATAACGTCGAACTAGGTACAATAAGCTCTGTGGTCAGCAATACCCAAGTTAATTTAACAGCAAACAGTCTAAGTAATGTTTCTGCAAATGCTTACAATTATATAAAAACTGCAAGCATTGGTAGAACAAGAGTACTAAGCACAGCTGGTAACACAGTGCTGGCCAGCAATTTAGTATATGCAAATGTAGGCGACAGAATAGTGTTTACCGCTGTAGATTCAAAATATGGTGCCAACGAGCCATGGCGAGATATTGTTAATATATATGGCAATCTTGTAAATGGCAGCAGTCAGATTAGTGTCGAATTAGATAGCGGTTTAGAAGTTGTAGGCACTGTGGCTTATAATCCCAAAGATGATACTGTATTGCTTTGGAATCCCGACATTGATACCATACCTACTAATACTTTGCCCCCCATAAATGCTATTATCGACCCTTTAAGCAGTAGACCAAATCGAGATCTTCAATATTTGGCCAATGGTACTAGATATCTGCTGGTAAACGATTATAACAGTCAAGAAACTGGTGCTAATGCCAGCATTTACAATTGGTTGGGTGTAGACAACACGCCTCTTGTGGCTAACACCAATGATATTATACAATACAATGGCAGTCATTGGATAGTAGATTTTAGAAGTAATACTGCTACAACAACACAATATATTACTAATATGACTACAGGAACACAGTATAAATGGGATGGTACTCAGTGGACTAAGAGTTATGATGGTTTTTATCCAGCAGGAAAATGGCAATTAATAATATAAATCAAAGTTGCGGTAGTTTAATCTATTGCACCAGTACAAAAAGGTATTTGTTTTTACTGCGCAATAACGGTAAATTTCCTGATTCATGGGGACTAGTGGGCGGCAAAGTTGAACAAGGTGAATCAATACTAGCTGGTTTAGAAAGAGAAATACAGGAAGAATTAGGCGGCGAAATTACAAACGCAAAGATAATTCCAATTGAGCAATATACTAGCGACAACAAAACTTTCACTTATCATACTTTTTTAATCAAAGTTGAATCAGAATTTGTGCCTGAATTAAATAACGAACATAAAGGCTACTGTTGGGTTCCATTAGAAGCTTATCCTAAACCTTTGCATCCAGGCGTTTATCGATCTATTCGTGCTGAAAAAACTCGAATGAAAATAAAAGTTCAAGAACGGTTAAATTAATTACGGCCTACGCTTATTTCAATTGTTTTTACAGAATTGTCCGCAATATTTTGCATGGCTTTACCAATTACTGCACCAAGTTTTGCTTTAGTATAATCTATGGCCTGTGCAGTACCTGGTAAATGACTGGTCACTAAAACAGTTCCTTTATTTACAGGTCCCAAAACTTTACAAGGAACACGACCTGCCAGTGCAACAGCTACACTATTTGGTGTTTGTAAAGTTGCATTCATAATATAAGCAGGATCTGTAGACACTACGCCAGCTATACTGGTATCATGATCTTTGTAGCTTTGGGTAACTTCAAATTCGCCACCAAATACTAATACCGTTCCAGCTTCGTATACTGCATCAGCTTGATATCGTTCTGCTAAGTCAGCATATTGAGCAGATGTGGCTTTGGCAAATATAGTGTTAAAATAATTAGTGCTTGATCCAATGTTTCCTGTGGCGTTGGCTTGGCCGTTTCTAATATCTTTGGTAACAACTATTACACCTGTACCATTAGGTTCTAAATTAATATTTCCATTGCTGCCGGTTTGTATTGCTATAGCACCAGTATCAATAATATTACCACCTAAAGTAATATTACCGTTAGCAGTTAAACTGGCCACAGTAGCAGTGCTGTTAGCATTTAGGGTACCAGTGTTCAACGCCGAAGTAGTAGTACTAGTAGTAAATGTACCAGTGGTACCAGTTACTGCACCGTTAGATGTTAATGCATTTACGGTAGCAGTACTGTTAGCATTTAATGTACCGGTGTTAAGGGTTGATGTCGTAATACTGGTATCAAATCTGGCAGTAGTTCCTGTAATAGTTGCTCCAGTGATTGTTGGACTAGATAAAGTTTTATTAGTCAAAGTTTGAGTTGAGTTGGCGCCAACAAGTGCAAAGCCGCCCGCCGTAGAGCCGTCGTGTACTCTTATAACATCTAAATCTGTATCTACAGATAATTCACCCACTGCTCCAGTAAATGCGTTATTTTGTGCAGTAGTTCCTCTTCTAAATTGTACTTGTGTTGGCATAATAAATCTCTCTACTTATTTAGTAAATTATAAGGCTCCAAGGTCTGCACTTTGTAAACTGCCCAACGGATCCATACAAGAAAATACAGCAACAATTCCTATTCCAAAAGCGTCCACTGTAGCTGCTTGTCCTACAAAAGTTTCTCCGTCTCCATAATCAACATTGGCAGCGGATCCAGGAAAGCTGGTTAATGTACTGTTAAAATATCCGCCGCCACCACTGCCACCCCCGCCTGTGGCCCATGACAAAATACCTAATCCATCCGTGCTCAGTACTTGCCCAGAAGTACCGTCGGTGCTGGGCAATATCCAAGTAATATTAGCTGTAACTGCAGAAGGTCCTTTAAATCCTACATAGTGCGAACTGTCACTGTCATAAAATAGTAGAGATTTTTGAGGACCTGTTGTAATATTAGCATTTGTCTGTAAATCTTTTGTAACAACAACAACACCTGTGCCGTTAGGTTCTAAATTAATATTACCGTTACTGCTGGTTTGAATTGCTAATGCGCCAGTATCAATTATATTACCACCTAATGTTATATTTGCATTTGATGTTAAACTGGCCACAGTAGCTGTACTATTGGCATTAAGTGTTCCAGTGTTAAGTGCAGATGTTGTTGTGCTGGTGGTAAATGTACCAGTAGTGCCAGTCACTGCCCCGTTAGATATTAATGCATTTACGGTAGCAGTACTGTTAGAGTTAATTGCACCAGTGGCCAAATTACTGGTTGTTACTTTTGTGGTAAATGTAGCATCTGTGCCAGTAAATGTTGTACCCGAAACTGCACCATTTGACACTAAACTGTTAACAGTAGCAGTTCCGTTGGCATTGATTGCTCCAGTGGCTAAATTACTAGTTGTAACCTTAGTAGTGAAAGTACCATCAGTTCCAGTAAATGTTGTACCCGAAACTGCACCATTACTGATTAACGAACTTACCGTAACTGCGCCATTGGCATTAATTGCCCCAGTGGCTAAATTACTAGTTGTAACCTTAGTAGTGAAAGTACCATCAGTTCCAGTAAATGTTGTACCCGAAACTGCACCATTACTGATTAACGAACTT